ATGAAAGAAGATATGGAAAACATAATCCACCATCTCATCAACGAAACTAACTCTCTCGAAGAAACGAGAGCAGCAATAAAACGCTTCAAAGAAAACGATTTAGGTCGAAAAATCCTAGATAGCCGGAGGCGGGAATTAAAGCAGGTATCGGAGGAAGCCGAAGCTTTGAGGGAACGCGGGCACACTGAGTTCGACGCTATCATTTTAAGCGCGTCATCCATCGAGGCTTCGCTCGACCGGGCTGAGGAAGTTGTCGCGGACCCTGCTGAGTTTGCGAAAAGGATCACGGAGACAGAAAAAGCGCTCGATCCACTTCATACGGCGTTTAGGAAAGCAAAGGCTATCGCCCTATGACCGAAATCACTCAGATTACCCTTACTTATTGGCAGGTTGTTGGGCTTGCCTTCGTCATCTTCTTCGCTGGCTATGACATCGCAAGGAGGCAGAGATGATCACTGTCTCTATCAGTACCTTTACCGTCGCATGTTTTGTTGTTCTCGCCATCGGGGCAAAAGTCGGCAAACACCTCAATGGACTGGATTAGGAACGCCAAGTGAGCGTTGCCGCTCAGAAAATGCTAAATAGGAACGATCCTGCAACTCAGTCAGCATGGATTATTCTCCGCAAAAGGCTTCGGGTTCTCTCCTTCCCGGAGCCTTTTTTGTTGCCGCGATAAATACCCGTTTAATCTTAGGGTATTTTTATATGGCTTGGCTCTATCAAGGAAAGGAATTCACTTCCGCCGACATCAACGACCATTACGGTTTCGTCTATCTCATCACCGAGACTGCCACCGGTCGCAAATACATCGGTCGCAAAGCCTTCCGGTCAAAACGCACCCTTCCACCGCTCAAAGGCAAGTCCCGCAAGCGCACGAAGATCACAGAAAGCGACTGGCAGACCTACTACGGCAGCAACTCCACCCTGAAAGAACTGGTTGCCGCAAACGGTCCAGATGGCTTCAAGCGCGAAATCCTCCATCTCTGCCGATCCTCTTCAGAATGCGGCTACTTCGAAGCCAAGGCACAGTTCGATCACAGCGCGCTTATTAGAGACGACTATTTCAACGACTGGATCATGTGTCGGGTGTCGCGCAAACACGTCAAAAATCTAAATACTCCTGCCAACAAACAGGAGAACGACGACCATGGACCATCAACGATTTGCTGAATTCGAAGCTATGCTGAAGGACGCTAGAAGCCTCACGCAAGAAATGCTGAAGCTGACTAAACGCGATCTGGAAAAGCTGGCTGAGATGGGGAAGCGCCTTGGCGGGGACTAGCGGCAAGAATGATTTAATACTATATATAGTAGGCTTTACTTCTGAATCGCCCTGAAGACAATAGGGCATCCATCAACATTTGGAGGTAGAGCGTGTGAAACGAAATCAAGAAAGTAAACTGGTCAAACCGTGGTCGGAAGCCACTACACACAATTTCTTTTGGTTAAATTTCGGTTTCAATCTACTGGTTGACCCAACAACCATTTGCCGCCACACTGCGAAGCAGCAAGCAGCACCTTCATTTGTTTTTTAATGGAAAGGTGCGCCCAATGCCCAAGATCACCATAAAATTCCTGGGACTCGAAGTCACCGCGCAAGGTGTGCTGTCCGTTGTCCTTGCATCGGTCATCGCCCTAAGTGCGTTGGCAGTGATCTGGGCATATCTCGACAAACGCGACGTTCCTCGCAAAAATAGTATTGCAAGCCAAACTCAACGCATGATTTAGTTCGCGGTGGGTAGATTTCAAATCAGGCGGCTGCGCAAGAATGTTCAAGGACAACACTGTTTTCGTGATCGGTGCCGGGGCGAGCGCCGAGTTTGAATTGCCCGTTGGTTGGCAGTTGCTCCAAGCGATAAAAGACAACTGTGATTTCAAACTCGATCACTTTGGGCAGTATCTTGGCGGTTCCCGCGAGGTGTACTCGCACTACCTTAAGATTTTCGGGACTAGTGACGCCCAAAAGGTCGACCAATTTAATTTACGCTTAGAAAAATCTTGGCAAATTAGAGACGGCATCGAAAGCGCTGACAGCATAGACGAATACATCTTCCGCTACACTAACGACTCCCTCATTGCGGAGGTTGGAAAGCTCCATATCGCGAATGCAATCTCCCTCGCAGAGTCTAATAGTTCACTTAGTCCACGGGTCGGCTTCCAAAACGATGTTGGTAGAGCGGATAAAACATGGATTTGGGGATTTGCTAAAGCTCTTATGAATGGTGTGAGGGCAGAAGAGGTCGATCAGATAGGTCAGAACATAACTATCATCTGTTTTAACTACGATCGCTGTATAGAGCATTACTTGGAATATGCCTTTAGACGGGGATTTCACGGACTGCCACATCAAGAGGCGCGTGCGATAGTCGACCGTATGAACATCATCCATCCGTATGGCTGGTTGGGGGATTTAGAAGCCTTCCCATTTGGAGAACCCGATAAGTTTCCCGAGATGGCGAATAATCTCATCACTTGGTCCGAGAGCATCAAAGATGCTGAAATAGTCTCGAAAATGCGAATGGCTATAAAGGACGCCAGCCAGATAGTTTTTATGGGATTTGGCTTCGCCGCGCAAAACATGGAACTTTTAGATACACAACCCGAACATACTGAACTTATGGATTACGAATTAGCTGAGCCGCCAGATGTCTACGCAACGGCTCTCGGAATTCCACATGAAGTTGAAGGTTCCTTAAAATCAAAAATCAGCGCATTGTATACGGGGCAGTGGAGTTTGCAGGCAGACCAAGCCATCCATTTCCAATATGGTGCGAAATGCAAGGATTTCTTCGATATCCATCGGCTCAACTTGGTAAAGTGACCATGCCCAACTGGAGAAACATCAGTCGGCTGCATGGGAGTGATAGTGGGGAACAACGGTATGGATGACAGCTTACTGGGTGAATGTCTCGCAAGAGCGAAACGCGCGCACCATCAATCATTGCTCTTCACCGTCATTGTAGCATTGGTGTTTACGGCGAGCTTCGCAGATTGGCTCTCTCTATACGTGATCACCAATTTTGGCGTGCTGGAAGTACACGAGGAATCGGGTTGGCAATATCCCGTCAAAACCGGGATTGTCCTTGCTCTGTTCATTCTGCTGTTCTTCCGAATTGGGATGTATGGAACGTTCAAAACGTTTGTTAAAACCAAAGCGATCAAGAACCCGGATTCTTTTTTTGTTTTAGTCCAGCGTCATCAAGAAGGCTTAAAGCAAGCGCGTCAGCAAAAACAGGCAGAATTCGAGAAAGACTTTGCTAAACGCGTAAAAGATGAGCTACGATAGTCTGGAACACTCATTACGTGCTTGGGTAGGGCAATGACTTCGAAGTCAGTTAAGCAGAATATCGACGAAAACGCTCAACCTGAAAAACTTCCGTTTTGCGGCATCATCATCCCCATTGCCGACATGGCAGGATATGAACCCGGTCATTGGGGTCGCGTTCGAATTGCATTAGACGAAGCCATTAAAAAAGCTGCCTACCTTCCACGAATAGTGAGTGAGAGCGAAGAAACTGGCGTTCTTCACGGGAGGATCGTCCAAAATCTTTACGACGACCCAATTGTTGTTTGCGATGTGTCGGGAAGAAATCCAAACGTCATGTTCGAATTGGGAATGCGACTGGCTTTCGACAAACCCACGATCATTATAAAAGATCATAAAACGGATTATTCGTTCGATACATCAACCATCGAACACATCAATTACCGCGCCGATCTACGTTTCGATGATGTTCGCGAATTTCAGGAAAGGGTCACTGCCGCTATTATTGCGAACGTCGAAAAGAAGAAAGCCAACCCGGATTACTCACCTTTCTTAAAACATTTCCATCGTGTGAAAGTCACTGAACTTCAAACGGAGGAAGTGGGGTCGCAGCAATTTATTATTGAGCAGATTCAGGGGTTACAGAAAGAACTTTCGAAACTCACGACAAGCGTAGCTAGTCTATCAACCGGCGTTCCTGCGAGAAAACCTAATTCTAACCCAAATTTGGTCGCGATAGGGCTTGGCTCTCCGTCGGAGAGTAAAGCACGTCAGATGGCGATAAATGCGGCGATTGGCTTGGCTGATTATGACTCCGAGATTAAAGACATCCTAGGATAGAATCTTTATAAGAAGCTTCATTGACCACAAATCCAGCCCGCGCCGCCGCTCTCACCACTTTTCCGTCATATTCCACTATTGTTGAACAATACGGCTATATTGTTCAATTAAATTGATCAATCTCTATGAACAGCCAAAGCCCTGTAGACGGTTGCTTTGCTCAACGCGGTGGCGTCCATGATTTCACGGATTAGAGCGCCATCTTCTCTCATTTTGTGAACGGTTTCGAGAACGCTTGGCGTCAACTGGACCTTCCGCCCAAACTTAACGCCTTTGCTCTTTGCCCCTGCAATGCCGTCCATCTGGCGTTCCTTACGAAGATCGGTTTCAAACTCCGCAATCGAAGCAAGAATGCCAAACATCAGCTTTCCATATTTTGACGTTGTGTCGATTTCCTCCTGATCTAGACATTTAAAGCTGACGCCTTTTTCCTGAAGAGTGCCAACGATGCGATAGAGATCGGAGGTGGACCTCGCCAGACGGTCGATACGGGAAACCAAGAACGTGTCCCCCTTTCGCGCAAATCGCAGGGCTTCTTTGAGCTTTGGTCTTTCCTTGTCCAGTCCAGACTTCTTCTCTTCAAATAGATGATCAGACTCTACTCCGGCATTCAGCAACTTGTCCCGCTGAACTTCCAATGACTGCCCAATCGATGAAACTCGTGCATAGCCTATGAGTGCCACGTCTTAAAACTCCTAAGATATTATTGGAATCACTTTTAAGACATGAAAAGAGACACGTCAACGACTGCAATCGAATATGTCTCACTGAGTTTACATTTTGAGACGCTACAAACCCTGAGAAATAAGGGTTTTTGCTGATTTCCTTTAAATAAACGCCATTTTATTTTTCGTTGGGGGTCATCATAGTACCCCTTGCTTGAAATAGCGAAAATCGCCTCCAAAAAACCCTTGTTTCACAGGCGTTTCACGGGGGCATTTTAAAATGAATGATATGAGGTATTAGTTTTCGGAAAGGGTTTGAATAGCTGTTTGAAAATCGGAATTTGGTAAGGTCCAATATTACTCTTCCGGCGTCTCAGTTCGAACAATGTCCACAATTCCGTCCCCGCTATCTTCTTATAGGAAATTGTGGACATATAGATTCTTTTGTGGACTTTCACTGATGACCTTCGGTCATTAAATTAAATCAAATTGAAAAGAAATAATTACAGCAAGCATGTTGAGCGAAGCGAGACATGCGAAGCTATTTGCGAAGCAAATTCCTGTACGATCACTTGAAATATAATTAATCAACCAATTACCATTTCATATGAAAGAAATAGTATCTGACATCATATCGAGCGAAGCGAGATATGAATGGCAATTGCGAAGCAATATATGTTCATCATTTAAATAAATTATAATCAGAAGGAAAGATTTTATCTTCTGGATAGCTACAAAAATCCAATGGATTAAAATCTTTCACAAGAGCCTCACTTCGTTCGGCATTCGCTTCGCTCATGATTTAAGGTTTTTATTATTCTGTCAGTTACAAGCAGAACGAATGAGCGAAGCGAATGAGTGAATGCGTATTCCCTTTCCTGAAAGAAAAGCGTTTAGCGTACCACTACTGATGCACTGAGACGCCGGAAGAGTAATATTGGACATTAGAATCCATTGAAACCAATCTTTCTCATTGATTTTCCTATCAATTTAAGCTAATATGCACAGACTTAATCGAGACCTTCCTTTTCGGAAAAAAATCAAAAATAATTCGATTAAGACCCTGTGTTCTGGCTTTCCAGAAACAAAAATCCCTAAATATATCGAAGCAAATGAGAAGGTCCAGCACGTCCTAATCGTAGCTTTACGAACAGGACAGCCGATCTTCTCTGCACCCAAAATCTCGTAAAAATAACGGGGTTTCTCTCAGAAAGGTTCTTGCTGGACCACCTTTCAACAGAGAAACCCCTTTTTATTGCCTAAAATTACGAGACCATTTTTATGACCAAAATTCATTACGTAGACGCCCCTGTAGGTGCTGGAAAATCCTACGCATTATTGCAGCATATTCAGTCGAACAAGCACGAAATGCATGTCATCGCCACCCAAACAAACGATATTTCAGATGAACTTGCCGCACAGCTTCCCAACGCAAGCGTGATCAATTCTACCAACAAGGGTAAGGGCAAATCGGCTTGGAAACAGTTGAAAGAACAGATTGATGATGAACATTCCGTCCTGATCTGCAATCAGCAAGTGGTAGAAAACCAGTTTGGTCGGTCTATCGATAGGCATCTGTATCTGGATGAGATTCCAGATGTTCACCGCCGTGTTCAAACCCAATCGAAGATCACTGGCTTCGCAAAATCCCTACTTCTCAAAATCTTCTACAACAATGACGAGACCAACACTTCTTATATGCAAATTCTGCCCACGCCTGAACTGGACCTGATCGCCAGAGAAGGCTTTGGCTTCTTCAGTGGTGAAGATCGCAAACTCATAGAAGACGTAGCTGGCGCTGCTTGTTCGCCTCATTGTCTCGTCTACATGGAATCTAAGCCATGGCTCGCGATGTCGGCTGGAGAAGATTGCAGGCTGACGTTTCATATTGTCAAAAAGCCGTCGATCTATGAGCAGTTCAATGCATGTACGATCCTTGGAGCGAATGCAAAGAATTCGCTGGCGGCATTGGTCTGGTCAAAGTTCGACGGTTTCGAATTCGTGCCACATCCGATGGGAAATAATCTTCAGTACACAGACCTTTCCCACAAAGCCAATAAGGTGAACCTATTCTATTTCGCAAAGCGATCTGCATCAAAGACCCTGTTCAACGATCCAGAATTGGGCGGCAGAGATTTCCTTTTCGGTGCCGTTCGGGACACAGTTTCTCATATGTACGGCGGCAATGTTCCGCCTCATATCGTCTGCTTCAACAAGGACTTTCCGCATCCAGAACGTTTCTGGACGATACCGGGAGGTGAAGCGATCAGCCCCGATAGTCGCGGCATCAACCGTTTCAAAGACCGTACACTGGCAATCTCTTTAGCGGCGCTCAACGACACGCCAGACACGTACCAGTTCTTCCAGTCGGTATTCGGCATAACCAGCGATCAGGTGATCACAGCGCGCACATACGAGCGCTACAGCCAGTTTTTCGGGCGCACGGCGATCAGAGATATCAATTCGAACGAAGTCGTCGATCTGATTGCCTTCGGTGAAGACAGCGCTTTGTTCATGCAAAGCCTAATCCCCGGCACAAAGGCACCTGTCATGATCAAGCTGCACGACAACGAAGCCGCACACGCCAAGATTAGCAAGACGAAACGGAAAGATATGTCTCCCGATCAACAACGAGAATATTTCAAGGTTCAAAAGCGGAAACAACGGGCGGAACTTAAAGCCGCCAAAGCGCAACAACACGCACAATAAAACAAGGAGAAAATGATATGAAAAGAATTTCAATAGGAAAATACACAAGCCCAATCCGAGATGCAGCCATGTTCGTCATCGGGCATTACTTTCCTTACGGTGATCGGGGAAATAAGCTTAAAGCCTACGATTTAGCCAATGGTGAAAATGGCGTTCGATTGAGCAATATCTTTGGTGATCGCAGGTTCATTTCATTGCGATGGGAAGGACCGAACAATGGCTATAGACAATTTGGGGAAGCCGACATTCGCCTGTTCCAGATCAGAAAAGACCATGGAAACGAAGAGGCGATCACGGCGCTATTCAATCTCGGTAATGATTATGGTCGCGGTTATTTCGAGGTCATCAGCGTCAATGAAGAGCATGTCGGAACGCATGCAAAGCTGTTCGATAAAGAGGACATCATGGACCTCATTCATTATGTGAACACACAGAAGACCAACCCGAGTAAACAGAACCGCACCTTCGTTAGAACGACTGGTCAGGAGTATCAGTTCGTAGTGGTCGATCAGAACATGGGATATAGTTGGTAAGGGGGTGACTCGCACCCCACACCCCCCGCTGCGATTCCTGCTTTTTTTATCAGGTCATCCAGAAATTTTTTATGCTCACAGCCTTTCGGATGAACCCTCACCATTATCCGGTGCCTGAACCCCGTAATTGAGCGGTGGCAACATATGCACGAGCTTCGGAAATGCTGAATAGATCAATGCCACCACGTCATTCAGTTTCAGGCGGGCTTCTTCAGTGAGCGGCACTTTGAGCAGCTTCTTTTCGAACGTAGAGAGATAATCATCTCCTTGAACGTTTCCGATTATGAACTGTTGCCCGCCCTCGATATCGACCGCGTGCAATTTGACCTGTTCCAGCGAACCCACTGCTTCAGCCCTATGACCAGCGGCATGGCGAGCAATATTGTAGTTTGGAAATGCCCGCTCCAGTTCGCCCGCAGCTTTTCGCAGGCTGTCTGCATCAGAGTCCGCCTTGATCGTCTCGGTAAAGCGCATGTTCGCCCTTATCTGCATTAAGGCTTTCCCGACATGAAAGAGCGTCATAGCTGCTTCTCTGCCTGCCATTTCGTCCCAATTCTTCAACAGATGCATGTTGTTGTTGAATACGAGAGTGTTAGGCTCTTCGACGCGTAAGACGCTCTCTCGCAGGTCTTGGACGTGTCGGTGAAGCCCAACGGCAGATGCATAGTCGTTTACATAGGAACTAAGATTTCGCAGGTTGAGCAACGAAATCATCGAATGGTGCTGTTCTTCCTCGGTCGGGAGTGTTGCAACAAACTCTTTGAGTTCAGCAGCATCATAAACACCCGGCGTACCCGGCACAAAACTGTGGTTCATATCCAATCCCTGTGATTTCGAGATGCAGCCCGTTTTGCGAGCCGATTCGCAAGAAATAATAGAAACCGCAATTGTGCCTAAATACCGGCATGTTCTCCCGGCTTAAATCATATGCCAGTATCGGCATAATCATCCTGTTCTTCGCTGTAATCGCAGCATTCGGCATCTATTACAAAGTTGCCTCCAGCCAGATCGCATCATTGGCGGCTGAAAATTCGACACTCAGCCTTACCGTTTCCCTGAATGAAAAGACCATCGCGCAAATGAAGCTGGATGCTGAAAGGCTGTCCAACTCCATCGTTGCCTTGAACAACAGCAGCCGTGCCATTGAGGACAGCTTTGCAAAGGAATGGTCGGCAATCGACCAATTGGACGCATTGAGCGAAGAGCGGGCGAACGAAGAATTCGCCCTGTCTATCGAAAGGCTGAAGGCTGTAACTGCTTCACAGCCGAATTAATCAGGCGTTCTTCGACTTACGACCGCGTCTTGGCTTGTTTTCTGTGGCTGCATCCAACGAGCCGTAGGCTTCTTCAATCAAAGCTCTGAAGTCCGCCTCTGTCTGTGCGCCTACTGCCGCCCGGTGAAGGAAGTCGCTAACATCGGCTTTGGTTTCTACCCGGTATGTCTTAGCTAGTTTTCCAAGCTTGATATGGAAGCCGCCATTTTCCTCTTTTACCCAACTGCGACGGCTTGTTTCGCCTGTTTCGAAAGCCTTCTTCTGCCGAATAACTGCCGCCAAAAAAGCGTTCACGGCTTCGTTCTCTTTAACCTCATAGCTTTTCGAATATTCCAAGAAAGTTGTCATCTCAGGCTCCAATCATTGTTTCGCTAAATATCTGAAAAACGAATCTCAGAGAAAAGCAAAGCATGCAAGTCATTTTTCATCTTCCTCGCGGTTATGACGCGGCAATTAAACAGGCAAGGGAAGACAACGTTTATGCCGAATGGATCGATTCCAAGTTCGGTTCTAAAATCCGTGAACTCATTTCAGAAGACTTTAATTTAGCAGTCGATGAAGGATTTTTCACGGTAGATTTCACCTATGAAGATGACGCGCTTGCCTTTCTCAAAACATTTGGAGGTAGAGCCGTAAATGAGTGAATGGAGCAAGTCAGAAGAGAACATAGCTCGATTAAAGAAGATCGGTTTCCAGAAGGGCAATCGCTCTGGTGGGCGCAAGAAATTTCCTGAAGAACTTCGGAACAGCATTATGGATGCCACGCCTGAAGCGTTGGAAAACATGATCGCGCTCATGAACGATAAGAACACCAGCGACGGCGTTCGCTTCAAAGCTGCCGAATGGCTTCTCGGCGCGATAATCCCGAAAGCTAAAGCAGATACGAACGTCAATGTCAGCCACAGCCATTCGATTGCGGGCATGCTTGCAGAAATCAACTCTCTGAAGCTGCCGGGTGCCAAGGAAAAGATGATCGATATCACGCCGGAAGAAGACACCGACGACGATGATTGATTGGATAATCGCGGCAGTTGCCGCCGTTTCGCTGTTCTTGGCAAGCAACGGCTTCCAGACCAGCCACATCATTGCAGGGTTCTTCGGCTCAATCGTTCGAAGCTTCGTGGCTAAGACAGGAACGCTTTGGCAGAACCTGTTCGGTGGATTCATCGGCAGCATCATTGCCGCCTACGTCACTCCGTTGATTGCCTACCTGTTTTCCATTGCCGATCCACAGACATCTAATTCCATCGCGTTCGGCGTCGGTCTTCTCGGCATGTATTTCGCTGAAGCCTTGCTGCTCATCGCCAAGGACTACGCGAAGAACCCTGCAAAGATGAAAGAGGTCTTGCGAGAATTCCTGCTTCGTTTCCTCAACCGAAAATCTGATTGAGTTTGCCATTCCGCTAAATATCGGATGGCGAATAAAGACGAAAATTTACACGAATTAGCAGCACTTATAGACGTTTACCGCGAAGACATTGCCGTTTTCGCGCTTCAGGTGTTTGGCTCTACCCTTACCCCGAAACAGATCGAATTCTGTGAAGCTTTCCGCACCAAACGCACCATTACGTTTCGCGGTGGTGTCGGTTTCGGCAAGACGCATGCAGAAGCCATCGTGACTTGGTGGGCATTGATCACCCACGATCAAGTTCAGGTTTCCATCTTCGGACCATCAGAGCCGCAGCTACGCGGCGGTATCTGGAAAGAACTCCAGGTACTCCACGGAAAGATGTCTCCGATCTTCAAAGAGAGCTTTGACGTTCAGGCAACGCGCATCAGCCGCACGGTCAATCCGAGTTCCTGTTTTGCCGAATATCGTCTGGCGAGCGGCGACAAACCCGACAATGCCCGTGGTATCCATGCCCACAACAACTTCGTCATAGTGGATGAAGCGTCCGGTATTGACGACGCCGTTTTCACTGGCGCGCTGCTGAACATCCTTACCGATCCGAACGCAAAGCTCTGTCTCGTATCGAACCCTTCCAAGGCGAGCGGCTTCTTCTGGAGAACGCACTGCGATCCAGACATTCGCGATGAATGGACCCAAGTCCATGGGCAGATGAAGGATAGCCCGCATTTCGATCCGAAAACCTTCGAACAGCTTGCAAAGAATTACGGGGGGCCGCTCAGCCGCGAATATCGCGTCATGGTCCTCGGCGAGTTCCCGCTTTCGGATATTGACGGCTTGATCAGCCGCGAATGGATCGAAACCGCCGTTCTCAACAACGAAGTCGTTCCTGCATCGAATGCCCCTGTCATATGGGGTCTTGATCCGGCTGGCGCGGGTAAGGACAGTTCCGTGCTTGCAATGCGCCATGACAATTTGCTGTTAGGCTTTGAGGAATGGCGCGGACTTGATCCGACACAGTTGGCGTACAAGGTCAGAGACCTCTATCAATCCACTCCGAAGAACCTTCGACCAGCCATGATTGCCGTTGATGCGACCGGTCTTGGTCACGGGGTCTACAGCAATCTGAAAGACTTCGGTCTTCCCGTTCATTCCTGCATTTTCGCCGGAACGCCGACACGCAATCCAGACCGCTATCATCGTGTGCGCGATCAGATTTGGTTTGAGATGCGCGAATGGTTTCAGACAGAGAATGTCTCCATTCCCAATCATCAGCGGCTTATCGAAGAGCTTGTCACACCGACTTATGATGACGGTTCCGGCAAGATCAAACTTGAAGAGAAGAAGGCACTGAAAAAGCGTCTCGGTCGTTCGCCCGACTATGCCGACGCCTTAGCTATCACTTTCAGCGTCAATCCTTCTCGTTTTCAAAGCAAATACTCGTGGTCGAAACCAATCGAGTACACGAACCTCCAGAGCTATCAGTGAAGCTAAATATAGCCTGAAACAAAGAGAAAGGATTAATGGACGAACAGGCTATTCAAAACAGCATCGCGGTAAAACTGAAAGACGCTGTAAATTTCAGCAATTCGAATATTTCGACTTCGTATGAAACGGCGCTGAAATATTATCACCGCGCCTATCTTCCCGGCGACGACAAAATCAAAGGTCGCTCCAAATGGGTTTCGCCTGAAGTTCAGCAGCGCGTTGACTGGTCTGTTGCCAGTATGATCCGCATCTTCGATAGCCCGGAGAACGTCTGTGAATTCCTGCCATTTGGACCGGAAGACGAAGGGATTGCGCGTCAGCAAACGTCCGTTGTGAACTGGATTCTCAAGACGAAAAATAGCCATTTGTCCTTCCTCCAGCCATGGCTCCAAAACGGCTTCATTTGCGGCTTAGGCATCATTACAGCTGAATTCACGACCGAGACCGTTGAAGGTCTTCCCCGCACGATCAAGGGCATTCCAGATGCACAGCTTCTCGCGTTCGATCAGCAGGAAGAAGCCGGTCAGATTATCATTGAAGAAGCTTCCAAGCCTTACCTGAACGAAGCTGGTATGTCGGTTCGAGACCTGAAAATCAGAGCCGTTCGCCGCAATCCCGTATTCAACGTTCTGTCTGTTGCCCCCGAAGATTTCATCATTTCCCGTGACGCGAAGATCGATCCTGAGACCGGCGGTATTGCTGCCAAGCTTCAGGGACATCGTAAGATCGTGTCGAAAGCGACCCTTCTTGAAATGGGTTATGACGCCAAGAAGGTGTCTCAAATCGCGCTGGCATCAAGCAAGAGTGATGGCATTGCCTTGGAACGCTCGAAAGACCTTGATGGCGATCAGGGCGTAAGCGGTGATGATGTCGAAGTCTTTGTCGTCTACTGCAAAATGAAGATCGACAAGAAGGCTCGCCACTATCGCTTCACCCTTGCAGGTGGCATCGAAAAGCCTGTCCTGCTCGACTACGAAGAGACCACCCGTTTCTATCCATATGCGCCCTTTGTCCCATTCCCGCAGGCGGACACCCTTTTCAGCATGGGTATCGCTGAAAAAATTGGCTCAGATCACGTACTTCTCACTCGAATTCAAAGGGCGATCATTGACGATCTACACAGTCACGTAAATCCGACGAAGATTGTGAACCCGGATGCCGTCAATCTGGACGACCTTCTAAATCAGCATCCCGGCTCGATTGTCCGCTCAAACGATCCAACGGGCGGCATCAGCTATTCTATTCCGCCTTTCGCTGGCGGTGATGCAATGCCGGTCATTGCCAATCTGTCGAACAGTCTCGATTTCACGACTGGTGTTGGACCACAGATGGTATCGCTGAATGCCAGCGATCTTCAAAATGCTACCGCGACCGCCGTAAACCAGCGCAATAACTCCAGCCAGCTCTTGGTCGAAATGATCAGCCGCTATTTCGCGGACACTGGCTATGCCTACCTTATTCGCATCGTGATCGACCAGCTTCTCCTGAAACCGGAAGAGGCTCAGGCGTTCATTGCCAGACTGACGAACAACTTCGTGCCGATTGACGAATTCACGCCTGAACTGGACGTGACGACCTCCGTTGCATTCGGCGTGATGAGCCGCGACCAATCTACCGCTTCCTTGACCAATCTTTTGGCACAGCAAATGTCCGCCATGCAGGCTGGTCTTCCCATCGTCAACGCTCAGACGATCTACAACACCCTTGCCAAGCTTTCAGAAACGGCAGGTTTCAAGAACAGCAGCCTGTTCTTTGTCGATCCTTCCACGCTTCCGCCGCCGCCACCTCCACAGCCTCCCGTCGATCCGAATGCCGGTCTCATTGAGATGGAAAAGGTCAAGGCGCAGTTGAAGGCGCAATCCGACGAAGCTGATCGCAATTTCGAAATGCAGAAGCTGGTTGCTCAACTCCAGCAGCAGCAATCCGAATTCCGTGAAGAGATGGAATTGAAGAGTAAACAGCAGGAGCAAAATTACCTCCTGAAGCTGATGGAGTTGGACAAGAATTATTCACAACCAGACACTCCGATAAGCGACATTCCGCAGATAATGATTGAGGTTCCGAATGAACAGTATTGAGAAAGCAAATGCGGCACTTCGCTTGAAGGAAAACGAAGATTTTCGCGACCTAATGAAATGCATTGAAGCCGAAATTTTTGAGGCGTTCATGAACACGAAATTAGGGCAAGCGGAAGAACTCGATAGCGTTCACCAACTCAGTCAGGGCTTCAAATTGATCAATCAACGGCTCGATAAATATGTTGAAGTCGCCAAGTACGAAGCGCAATCGCAGAAAGATGAAGAATACTAAATATTCGAACCAAAATAATTCTAGGAATTACTAAATAGATGGAAATTGAAAGCAACAATCCGGAAGGAACTGCATTAAACATTAATGAAGCGGCTGATCTTATCAGTCAAACTCTCGACGTATCTGAGGACTCTTTTGATGAGCAACCAGCCGATAACGTTGAATTACCGGAAGTGGATGAAGCTCTCGAAGCTCCTGAAACTGAAGAGACGCCGGAAGAGCAATTTTTCGATATCGACGGCAAGCAGATAAGCCTTAGTGAAATTCGGTCCTCTTATCTCAGACAAGCCGACTACACGAAAAAGACGCAGGAAATTGCCGAACAAAGGAAGTTCTATCAGGAAAACCAAAGGGACGTGAATTCCCTTCGATCTGAAGCACTGGCAGGGATTGAAGCCCTGAAACAGCAAGTTTCAATCGAGTTTCGCCAGATGGAATATCCCGATTTCGATTGGCTCGCAGAAAATGATCCGGCGGAATATGTCCGCCAGAAAGCCCAATGGGAAAAGCGTGAATACGCCGTTCGCCAAATCTATGAAGCTGAAACTGCCCTGAAGCAGAAAGCAGCCGCCTATGAGGAAGAACAGCGTCAGATCGCAATTCAGGAATCGAGCAATCGCTTCTTTGAAAAGTACCCTGATCTGAAGGACAAAAATAAGGCTGATGAAGTTTTCAGTGACATCACTGGAATGCTTTTGGACACTGGCTTCAATGAGCAAGAAATCAAAAGCATCGCTGACTTCCGTATAATCGACATACTCTATCGAGTTGTTCAAGCTGAAAAAGCACAGAAGGCAATTCCTCAGGTAGTCGAAAAGATCGCCAAGAAACCGGTTATTTCTGCGAAGGAAAATTCGCGAAAGACGGCTGGTGATTATGATCGTCAGACTTATGAAAAATTCAACCAATCTCGCAGTGTTGCGGACGCCGCAGCCCTCATCAAAAATCTACTCTAAGAACAAGAAGGTAAGAAAATGCCCACTTTAACCACGACTAATGTCACCCATGTACGCGAAGATTTGAGCAACGTCATTTCGATGATTTCGCCGGAAGAGACTCCGTTTATTTCCTCTATCGGTAAGACCAAGGCTACCGCTGTCAAGCACGAATGGCTTCAGGATGAACTCGCCGCCGCCGACAAGGACAACGCAATCGCTGAAGGTGCCGACGCAACTGACACGACCCTGAATGGTCCTGTTCGCATTTCGAACGTCACGCAGATTTTCCAGAAGGACATTCGCCTGAGTTCCACTCTGAACGCCGTCAACACGGCTGGCGCGAAGGATGAACTTGCTCGTCAGATCGCCAAGAAGGGCAAAGAACTGAAGCGAGACCAAGAAGCTGCTTATGTCTCGGGCAACGGCTCTGTTGCAGTTGGCGTTCGCAAGCTCGGTGGTGCTGAAGCTTTCATCTCTACCAACGCTCTGCACGGCGCGAACGGCGCATCGACCGGTTTCTCCGGTGGTGTGGTCAATGCTCCTACGGCTGGTACGGCTCGCCCGCTCACTGAAGCACTGTTCATTTCCGCTCTCCAGAAGATTTGGGAAGCTGGCGGTGATCCGAACACGGTTATTGCGCCGGGTGTTTTGAAGTCGAAGATTTCGACCTTCAACGGTGGTTCGACCAAGCAGCAGAACGCGGACAAGAAGACCGTCAATCAGGCTGTTGATCTCTACGTTTCGGATTTCGGTACCGTTACGATCCTTCCGCATCGCTTCATGTCCACTTCGACCGTGATCGCCTACGATCCCGCTCTTTGGAATTCGGCTGTTCTTCGTGGCGTTGAAAAGAAGGAACTCGGCAAGACTGGCGATAGTGAACGCTATATGCTCGTCACCGAAACGACGCTGGAATGCCTCTCGGAAAAGGGCAATGCCAAGATCGCTGACTTGAACGGCTAATGGCTGAATTTCAGCCAAAATAATCATAAATTCAAGAAATGACTTAGAGCCTCTTCGGAGGCTCTTTTTTTATGCGAAATCTCCCAAATTCAAGCCGCCGCTAAATACGTCAATAGACATTTTAGAGGCATACTTGATGGACAATTTTCAAGCTGGTGATCTGATCCAATCCGGTTCAATCGTATGGGAAGATACTCCCGATTATACGGTCACTTTGATCCGAGACGGTGACAAAATCATTATCAAAACCGATTATAAAAACATTCAGGCAATGCTCGATGCAAACGCGCAAGAGGCTGCTGATTTCAATCAGACTGGTTCGCATTCCGATGTTGTGAAAGTCGCTGGCATTCCAATTGGACTTTACTTCGATTGGAAACGCGAAGGCATTACCGACGATCCCGAAGCGATGAAGCGTCGTCTCAATGACGCTGATTATGCGAAGTTCCGCGTGAACAATTGGAGGCTCTGATATGACCTACAATGAGTTCATGGACCTGATTAAAAGCTACACCATCCGCGATGATGCACCTATTGTCAGCTTCATTCTTCGTGCTGAAAATCATCTTCGCCCGTTTGTTCGCCATTACCGTTCTGAAATAACCATTGCCCTTTCGATCAGCGACGACATTGCCGATTTGCCTGCTGACTTCATCGAAATTCGCGCCATTACGGGAACTGCGAAGCGATACAAACCGGTTTCCATCAACAGTGCCACGCTGACTTCTGACGAGGTCGGCTATTATCGCATTGCCGGAAAACTGATCTTTGCCGGTCCTGTCGAAAGTACGGTCAAGCTTACCTACTATTCAGCCTTCACACCGTTGACCGAGACGAATTCGAACTGGCTCTTCGACAATTTCCAGAACGTGTACATTTCAGCCGTTCTCAGGGAATTCTACCGTTGGGAAAAGGATGCCGAAGGCATTGCTTCCGAACAGGCTGCTTTGAACGAAGCTCTTAGCGTTCTTGCGGAAGATGACAGGCGCGGTCGCATGACTGGCTCCATCACCCTTGGTGGTCCTACATGGCATTGATCGATCAACCTTTCACTTCTTGGACGCCCGATCTTCCCGCGCTTAATAATCCGGGTCTTGTCAAAGCGCACAACGGTACGCCCGGTCGCGGCTCATTTGCTGGCGGCGTCACCTTCTTTCCGATGAAAGCAGCGTCTCTATATTCGAACACTGCGATGGCTTCTCGCCCTCTCGGCACGGCTATTGGGCAGAACGCTTCAGGCGATGCAAAGGTCTATGGGGGCTGCGCAACTGCGCTCTACAAGCTCTCACCGTCCAACCGTCAATGGACGAACATTTCCAGATCAGGCGGCTATCTGACAACCGGCAAGGAACGCTGGAAATCGGTTGAATTCGGAAGCCTCCAAATCTTCACCAACTTCAGCGATGAACCCCAATTCATCGATATGAATCAGGACATCCAGTTCGCCAATCTGACGACGCTGGTAAAAGGCAGACATATTGCCACTCACAAGGGCTTCACGATCCTTGGGAATACGTATGACGCTCTTGACGGCGCTGTTCCCTATCGCATTCGCTGGAGCGGTATAGAGGCCCCTTCGGATTGGACTTTCAACCCTTCCACGCAAGCTGACTTCCAAGATATTCATGGGTACGGCGCGATCATGGGTATCGTAACGGACGACCAGTGCTGGATATTGCTCCAGCGCGGCATTGTTCAGGCTCAGTACATTGGTGCCCCTTACGTTTTCAGCTTCACAGACCGTGTTGTTGGAAAAGGCTGTTCAGTTGCGGAATCCGTGATTTCCGTCGAAGGGCGACATTTTTTCCTTTCTGAAGACGGCTTTTATCTTCTTAGCGGCGGTGGTCTTACGCCGATTGGTTCCGGCAAAATTGATAAGTGGTTCCTGCAAAATGCCGATCCCGACAAACTGCATCTTATGTCCGTAGCTGCCGATCCCCGTGAAACTCTGATTTACTGGTCATTCTGCTCGGTTAATTCCCCGAACGGTCATCCAGACATGATGCTGATATTCAATTACGTCACTGGCGAGTGGACTACCGCTGACGCAACAGCGGACATGATCTTCAATGCCATTTCCTTACCTTGGACCATAGATCAGTTGGACACGTATGGAACGCTCGACAATGTTCCAGCTTCTTTTGATAACCCTATTTGGTCGGGTGGTAAGTCCATGCTTTGGGCGATGAGCGATGAAGGCGCTGTTTATTCGTTCTCGGGTCAAACGCTCGAACTGTCCATTGAGACACCCGAGTATCAGCTTGCAAACGTCCTTCCCAATCAGACTGGTGCCGATATTGCTTCCATTTCGAGGACACGACCATTGTTTGAAGGCAATGGAACGGCGCGGGTTCAGGTAGGCACTCGAAAGCTTCTTTCTGATCCTGTTGAGTGGTCGAATCTCCGGGATACAAGCAACGAAACCGGGTTTGCTTATTTCCGGGAAAAGTCACGTTTCCAGCGATTCCGTATCAATATCTCCGGTGATTGGAAGACTGCATTTGCTGTTCAAATCGACGGTCAGACGGCGGGAAAACGCTAAATAGCGTAATGGAAAGAGTCTACGATCATACGAATACACGACAGATCACAAGCGTTTTGAATCAAATTGCCAGTCAGTTTGATAATACCGCTTCTGTGACTCTGACCAATTCAGCCACATCAACAACGATTACGAACCCGAAGATTAATAGCCAAAGCAAAATCTTCCTTCAGGCAAGGTCGATTGATGCTGCAACTGCTTTGAATTCAACGTTCATTTCAGCGATCAATAACGGCTCGTTTGTGATCACGCATGCCGCTGCGACAACCGTAAGAACATTTGATTATGTGGTGTTCAACGTATGATGCAGATGGGTTTCACGGAAGAAGAATATACTCGGGTTCGTGGTTGGCTTTTATCGGCATTTGAGCAAACACCAGCGGTTTTTGATGAAACTGAAATGCTCGAAAAGCTTCGCAAAAGCGAATGGCATCTTGTGACGGCTGATCGCTCTGCATGTGTTTTGGAACTGTGTAAATATGAGGGAGAGTGGATTGCCAACGTTCTGCTTTTAGGCGGGGAAAAGAACAAATCGCTGAAAGAAATAATGCATTGCCAAGTCGTGCTTTGTCGGTTCCTGAAAGATCAAGGATTCACGAAACTTGTCGGAACTCCCCGCCCTGAATGGCATAAACTAATCCTGAAAAATGGCTTCGAAAAACAAGAAGAAGAATTCATAAAGAGGCTTTAAACCAATGGCATCAACTCCCAAGACAACCACTACCACTTCGACTACTGAACCTTGGTCCGGGGCAAAAGGATATCTGCTTGATCAGTATGCAACACTTGACAATCTCTATAAGTCTGGTGCACCGCAAGCGTATCAGGGTTCGCTTATCGCTGATCAGTCTCAGGCTACGAAAGACGCTCTGGCTCAGGCGGAAAATATCGCTCGAAACGGCAATACATCCACGCTGACCAATGCAACGAACGCCGTTAATTCGGTGATGAATAGCACTGGCAATCAGCAGGCACAGAACACTTATTCTCAGCTTCAGAACACGAGCAACTTCGCGCCTAATCCGACGAACACAATTGCGTCCAACATCGCCAATGGACAGTTTGCAAGCGGTCAGACTTCGAACAACCCTGCAATGCAGTACCTTCAACAGACTGCTTCCGGCGCGAATGTCGGCAACAACCCTTATCTTAATCAGATGGTCTCGAACCAGCAGGATCAGATCGCGAACAAGCTCAAAAACATCACTAACCCCGGCATTGATAGTCAGGCGGCTGCAATCGGTCGTATGGGTTCCGGCGCTTACGCTACTCAGCGTAATAATGCCGAAACGGCTGCTGCCAATGAAATGGCGAAGGTTGCGACTGACATGTACGGCAACCAGTACAATCAGGATGTCTCGAACCAGATGAATGCAGCGAATGCCTATGGCTCGCTCTATAATCAGGACATTGCCAACAATCAAAACCAGCAAGCGAACGACCGTTCATATCAGCTCTCCGGTATGAACACGCTCAGCAACAACTACCAGAACAACATTTCCAACATGCTCGGCTTGAACGATCAGAAGCTGAATGCGGCGAATGCTTCTGTTGCGGCAGATTCCAGTTTGGCTTCTCAAAAGCTCAATGCTGCCAACATGGCTGGTCAGACGTATCAGAACCAGTATCTCCCTTCTCAACAATTGGCGAATGTCGGGGCAAGTCAGGACTCTCGTCTGGATGCTCTCAAGGCGGCTGAAATCGGTTCTTGGGATCAGCAGCAACAGCAGCCAATTATGAATGCAGCGAATTTCATTAACCTGCTTAATGGCGGCGGCTACAACAGCACGACCTCGCAGACGCCGGTTTATTCCAATACGGGTGGTCAAATCCTTGGCGGCTTGTCGTCGCTTGCTGGCTTGTTTGCCCTTTGCCAAGCGTCTGAAAAAGTCCTGCATAAGCATGTTGGTTTCATGCCGCTGACCAATGGTGATCGCATCGCAATCTACGAATTCACCTACAAAAATGATCCTGATCAACAGCTTTGGTACGGACCAATCGCGGAAGAAGTTGATCGCAAGACGGACGCTGCAATCGAAATCGACGGAAAGCTCCATGTTGATGTGAACAAACTCATGGAGGCAGCGTAACTATGGCTGGTGCATTTGATTTCCTTTTCAAAAAGAAAACCAACGGCGAGAACGATCTAAAAGCCGTTCTCAGCCCTGAAGAGGCTAAGAAGGAAAACTTCCTTTCGCAGTTCCTGCCGGAAGACGCCGTTAAGCGTCAGTCGCTTGCCCAAAGCCTCTTGATGGGTGGCGCTGCAATGATGGCGGCTGGTGGTCCTTCTGAGAAACCTACGAACCTTCTGTCTATTGTTGGGCAGGGTCTCGGCAATGGCGTGGGCGCATACAACGCGAACATGGATGGCATTGCTGATCGCCAGACGAAAGGCATCACCAATCGAGCTAATCAGGTGAAGCTCCAGAGCGTGCAGGATGCACAGAATCGGGCTGCGACCTTCGTTGAAAAATATGGCTCGCCTTCCGAGAACGGCTATTCGATTGAGGCGCTTTTCGCCCTTCATCAAATGCAGCTTGCCAATGGTGATGATGCTGGCGCTCGGGAGACGCAAGGGCAAATCCAGAAATTGCAGCAGCATGCCGCAGACAATGGAATGGTCCTTGGGGAAGATGGTTCTTATCGGCTTGCGGATGGTTATGGAAAGAGCATCTTCGATACGAAAAAGGCGGAAAGCCTTGGTTCGGCTGTTGGGCAGAATGCGGAAATTACTGCCGATCAGAAGGATTATCAGTTTGGCGTCGAAAATCCTGATTTCCGAAAATACGAATTTTCGAAAAAGAACGACACGAACATCAACGTCAATACGGCTCCCAAAGACGGCAAAATCTTCGAAGAATTCATTGACGAACGTAAAGGCGCAACTTCTGCCGTCGCTGGTCTGAAATCAAACTTCGAGGCGCAGAATGCTATTCGGTCGGGTGCAATTACCGGTGCCATGGCTGATAAGCGCCTTTATCTCCAGAAAGTCGGCGCATTGCTCGGTGTGGCTGACACGAAGGAAATTCAGAATACTGAAACTTTCCAGAGTGCCGTAGCTCCAATGGTCGGCGCGATGATCAAGGATATCGTTGGTTCTGCCAACATCTCCGATAGCGACCGCGCATTCGCAGAGAAAGCGGCAGGCGGCAATATCAGCCTTGATGAAGGCTCCATTTTGCGCCTGCTCGAAATTCAGGAAAAAGTCGCGAAAGACAAGATCGCCACCTACAGTTCTCGGGTTGATGCCATCTATCCTGATACGCCCGAAAACGAGAAGCAACGCGCATTTCTCAAGGGCGGCATTGCTGTTCCTGAAAAGCGGTCTGCTGTTGAGGCAGTCGTGGTTGATAGTGAAGCAGGTTATGAAGCTGTTCCGGCTGGTAGTGCCTATCGTTTCAGTGATGATCCGCCCGAGATGGTTCGGAGAAAGCGCTGATGGTCAATTACATCCGTTATGCCAATCAGGGAGCAACGCGCAATCGTGAGCTTTCTGAAGAACTCCTGAAGCGGCTTGGCTATCTGGAAAACATGGGTATCACAGCCGAAGTCTTCTCAGGTGGACAGCCTGGAATCGAGGAAGGCGGAAGTCGCGTTGGTTCCACCCGGCATGATCATGGCGGCGCAGCAGATGTCTTTTTCTATAAAGACGGCAAGAAGCTGGATTGGGCGAACGATCAGGATCGCCCGATCTTTCAGCAGATTGTCAGTAAAGGCAAAGCAAACGGCATTACCGGCTTTGGTGCCGGTCCCGGCTATATGCAGGCAGGTTCCATGCATATCGGCATGGGTTCGCCGGGGGTTTGGGGTGCTGGTGGTAAAGGTGACAACGCGCCGGAATGGCTGAAAACTGCCTACAATGGCGCTCCCTATCAAGCCAAGCCTGATATCGTCTCGGAAGTTATTGCTGCTGCCGATCCTGCATCAGTGCCAAAGGAAATTCCCGGCGCGGAAACACTTGCTCTTGCTCAAAAGGCGGAAGAGCCGAAAAGCCGGAATGGTGTTCTGATCGACGCCTATAATAAGCTGACAGGATCGAACGTTCAGATCGGGGACAAAATTCTCGGCATGGAAACCGACAAAGTGACCAAGGGTTTCAGTCAGATCGGTGATTTCGCCAAGACCCTTGCAGAACAGGACCAAGCGCTAAATAGCCAAATACAGGCAACAGCAAGGGCGCAAGGCGGTCGCATCGGTGGCGGCAATCCCGTGGAAATCGCCGTTCTTTCTTCGTTGCCAGAACAACAGCGCAAACGCCGGGGCGGTCTCTCCGGGCTTGGAGGCTTCACGCTTTAAGATATGGACGATTGGAAGAAGAAAATTATTGAACGCGATGGCGGTGCTATTCCCGATTGGAAGCGCAAGATTATCGAGAAAGACAGCGGCACCAACGTTTTCGAAAATGCCGGTCCCGATCCTCGCGACATTTCGGCTGATTCAGGTGATGCACCTTGGAACGTCCGCATGGCAGTCGGCGCGCTCGATAAGCCCGAAGACCGACTTGCAGCACTCCAGAAGACATATCCCGACGCAAAACCTTATGGCGACGACAACTTCATTTTCACAGATGAGAACGGCAGGACACGACTTTACAATAAGGAAAGCTGGTTCCCCTCGCTTGGAGACTTCGCGTCTATCGCACCTGAAATCGGTGAAACGGTTGGCGGCGCTGTTGGTGGCGTTCTTGGCGGTCTTGGTGGAGGTGCGGTTGGTTCTGCCGTTCCTGTCATTGGAACAGGCGTTGGTGCCTTTGGTGGCGCGGTAACTGGTGCTGGTGGCGGTTCTGTTGCCGGTCGCGAAGGTGTCCAGAATGGCTTGAACTGGCTGTTCGGCAATGAAGACACTCGAACCGGCTCTGAACGGGCTGTTGATATGGGCAAAACGTTTGCGATGGGTGCGGCTGGCGAAGGTGCCGGTCGTGCGGTTGGCGCTGGCTGGAAAGCAGGTAAAAACGCCTACAAGAAGATGCTGGTCGGTGAAGCTGACGATGTTGCCAAAGCTCAGGCGAGATTGGCAGACCTGAACGCCATTGGCGCTGATAGTCCACTTCCCGGCATGGTCAACGGCAATCCACGCACATCAAAATTTGAACATGCTCTGTCCTCGCTTCGAAACGGTGACGAAATCCAGAAACGCATTGATGATGCTCATCAGGCGATGGACGGCGAATTCGACCGGATTGTTTCGGGAACAGGAACTGCCAGAACGCAGGCTGAACTTGGGGAACTTCTAAAGGAGCAGGCGAAGGCTGCAAAACAGGCTGGCTACCAACGTTCCAATCAACTCTATGACCGTGTTGGCGAGAAAGTGACCTCTCCAGCCGTGATCGACAATACGTCTTCCTTTTTGCAGAAGCTGAAGACGGATCGCGATGCCATGGGCAGTTTTGACAAACGCGCAATCGGTTCTCAGACGGACAGCGTGATTGATGATGCGACGGCTATTCTGGAAGATGCTCAGAACGGAATGACTTTCGATCAGCTTCAGAAAGCACGAACGATCATTGGTCAACGGGCGAAAGACACAGACGACAAGGTTCTCTCAAACCATCTCAACGGCTTGTATGGCGCGTTGACTGCCGACATGGAAAAGACGGCTCTGGCGTCTGGTGAAGATGCAGCGCAAGCATGGCGCAAAGCCAACAATCAGTACAGGCGGCACATGGACCCGGTGAAAGGGTTCGGGAAAGGCAGTGTTGCCGACAAGATTATTCAGGCTCCCGATACAGACAAGATTTGGCAATTCGCGACCGAGACCACCAATAAGGGTGGAAACCGCATCGCGCAAATTCGCAGGACTGTTGAGAAATCCGAAGGCGGCAAGGACGCATGGGCTGATGTTGTTTCCAGCAGCATCGAGCAGCTTGGCAAATCAACGGACGTTGAAGGCGTTGAGCAATTCAATTCCACCATGTTCCTGAACAAGTGGTCGAAGATGTCTCCAGAAGCCAAAGACGCCATTTTCAAGGGCACGAAGAACCAGCAATACCGACAGGATTTGGACAGGCTTGCACGTATCTCCAACAACATGAAGCAATATGCCCGGGGTGCGAACCATTCAAATAGTCAGACGCACAAACAGATGCTCGACAACATCAATCCGTTGGACAAGAACAATGTGCTGACTTCCGCGCTCGGCATGGCGGCGGGTGTTGAGCCGATGTCCGCACTTGCAATTGGAGCCGCAAAAGGGGCTGCAAAAGCTGGCACGAACAAGCTTTTCACCCAAAGTAGAATGGCACTTTTCAAGAACCCGGAAACAGTCGCATGGCTTGCCGATATTCCCAAGGCAGAGATGCAAAAGGGCGGAATGCAGGGGCACATGAAGAAGCTCGTGGAAATCCGCAAACGTACTTCTGATCAGGCGGTGGCAACTGCCATTGCCGATTACTTCCGCGATCTTGGCTACGAAAGCGACAAATAACCTAAATAAAATCAATAATAATAAGAGGGCGAAAAGCTCATGACAGATTTATCGCAAAATGATTGGAAAGAGCTTGATGCGGACAACACCCAACCGTCCCCGAATGGTGTTGCCGGTGGCTATTCACCATCTTCCGTTGCGCCAATTATCCGCTCAATTCGTGGTTCGCTGAAGCGCTTCTATAACCAAGCAAATCCTGTCTACACTTCGACGGGAACGGGTAACGCCTACGTTCTGACGTTTGAGGCTGCACCAGCCGGATATTCGAAAGGCATTGTCTATCGATTTTGGGCACACGCTACGAATAACGGCGCTTCGACCTTGAACATCAATTCTCTTGGTGCACGGGCTATCGTTTCCGGTTTCGACGGTTCACCATTAATCGCCGGAGCAATCGTTTCGGGGCGCATGGTCGAAGTTGTCTATAATGGCGCAGCGTTTGAATTGCTCAGTCTCGCATTTACGCCCGTTCAACAGGGCGGTGGCGCTAATCACGGAAGCGCAAAGATTTCTCTCGGCATGAGTTCCAGCAACCGGCTTCTTATGCAGGCAGACAGCACCGATTTTGGTGACACGTTCCCTATCAATATCAATGGAAACGCAACCACACTGGCGACTTATACGCCCGCTACCCTTCCTATTTCGACACCTGTTCAGACTGCACTGGACGGAATTCAAACGGCATTGAACGGTAAGGCGACTGCTGCTCAAGGCGCGAAAGCCGATACTGCTGCACAACAAACTGACCTGAATGCCCTTTCCACATCTCTTTCATCGAGCATTGCAGGTAAGGTCAGCAAAGCCGGTGACACGATGACTGGCAACCTTGTCATCGGGACAGGATCAACACCCATTATCCTTTCTGCGGACACGGGCAGCGCCCAGATGGGCAACGCACTTATGACCAACGTCACCGTCAAAAACGGTGAAATGAGCTTTCAAAGATACTCCCAAGCATCAGGCTACCAATGGTCGATGCGAGGCGGTCACAATACTGATGTTTGGTTGCGCTGGTACTACAACAACGGCAGTCAGATGATGGCGTTGAGCGACACCGGCAGGCTATGGACCGGTTATCACGGCTATATGGATGAAGCCTTTGCCGGTAGGGCTGCGCAGTGCGTACATAACAGCGGCGTATGGGAATTTGGTTCTATCGATCCGAATTACAACGACCGTTATGCAGACGCGCCTTATCCTTACGTCTTGGTCGGGCTTTCTGCAAATAGAGGTACAGCAGTCATTAAACTACGCGGCATTACTTTACGCAATCAACAATAATAGGATATAATTATAATGGAAATTGATTTTACCAATTACCCTCATGACCTGTCAAACAATGAAGTTATTTTGATAATCAGTAAGGTATTTCCGCAACTCGTCCACGGTGTGGATTATTGGGCAATGCATCAGGTTGAGCATAACTCGTCAAAGCGCATTTCCCCTGCAATCATTTATCAATGGAAGGCACAGGAGACCAAACCGACACCAGCGGAATTAGCGGCTTATGCGGTCGCATATGCGGATGAAATCGAGGCTATGCGCGTTATAGAGGAACGAACTTCTCAATACCCTCCAATGACGCCGGTTGGATTCAGAAATATGTTGACGGCGAATGCGGTCTACCCACGCGCCGTCTCTCAATTGATTGAAGAAGTTAAAGACGACGCGCTTAATGCACGCCTTGCGACCGTTTGGGAATATACAGACTGGTTCCGCCGCGATGATGAATTCGCAGTATGGTTGGCAACCGCTCTCGGTAAGACGCCCGCCGAATTTGACGCCCTTTGGGATGTGTAAGAAGACACATGCAGTCAGAGCATTCTAAAACGAATTAAAGTTGTGGTCGATTACGTGATTCAATTGCCTTCAACCCTAAAAAGAATACTAATGGCACTGTCTATTTCTTGGGGGAATTATGAAGAAGATTGTTGTTGCTGGCGTCGTGCTTTGCGCGATGCTCTCAAGCTGTGCCACTACAAACGAAATGCCACTTGCGCCGAATGCAGTGCGGCTGGACACCAATGCAAGTGGTTTGATTTTCACGAGTGCTGCCGGTGCCATTACTATGAAAAAGGCGGCTGAAGCCACAGTGAAACGTGGATACACCCACTTCAGGCTTGATCAGGTCGCCACTGCGCAGGGTTCTCGTTTTGTCGGAATGAACACGAACACGTATGGCAACGCTTCTGCGAACGTCTACGGCAACACTGCTTACGGCACGTACAGTGCAAACTCCTTCAGCACGCCAATGTATGCGCCTACAGCACAGATCGGTGTGACGGTCGTCATGTTCCATGCAAATGAAGCTGGAGCAAAGGGCGCATTCAATGCTGCTGAAGTGATCAAAAAGAACGGTAAGATTTAGCCATTTCGGAAAAGATCGAACTCAGCCTGCCGACGAATGGTCAAACCGCGCAAGGGTGTGAGAACACCTTTCACCCTTGCCTTATCCCATTGAAGCCACGACTTCCCGATTTCTATAATCGGCGCTTTACCGTTGATCTTTTTGAGAAGGGTTGAGCCTGAAAACGCGCCAAGCCCGACATTGAAGGCGAATGATACAAGCGCTCCGAACTGGTTGTCACTCAATGGGACTTTGACCAGCTTTGCCACGCCTTTCTCGAACTCAGCCAGATCAAGGGTAAGAAGCCTATCAGCTTCGGTTTGGGTGATTGTCTTGCCGCGCTTCACATCAGCCAAAGTGACTGTCTTGGTGTGTCCTACTCCAATCGTAGGGATACCAGCCGGACAAAGGTATGCTTTGAGTTTGCAGCCTTCAGCATTGCGGATAATCTGAAGAGCTTTTGGGGATGTTTTGTTGTTCATCCATTATGTAGACGAACACGACACCCCCGGCTTTTTACCGCTTAGTGAAGGGTAGGCTTTCTTAGCGCTGGCTTTGTCCGCTTCTTGTAGGGACGGCGATTGCGAGACTGTTCAGCATCGGTTGCCCAACGAACATTGCCGGGTTCATAGCCCTTATTGTTGTCGATACGATCAATGGAAAAATCGGCTGATGGGCGAAGACCCACTTCACGGGCGAAGGCTTCAAAGCTCTCGAAATGGCAAAGAATGCCTCTACCGCCATAATCGGGATAGCGCGGGTGGTTTTCATTGCGGCAACGAGCAAGGATATTGATGTAGCAACGATAAAGGGAATATTTCTCAAAATCTTCAGACTTGCTGAAACCGTGCTTCTTGCTGTTAAGTTCATCAAAGTAATTGTTTAAATCCATTAGTAAATCTCCTGTTTTTGAATTCAGGAGTATTTAGAAAATTACGGATTTCTGGATTTATAGAATGATAGATATTTGAGCATTAGATTGGCAGAAGCAGCCTTTGAATTGCCTTATAGACTTCGTCGCACGCTGCTGGGTGGTCAACTTCGGGACAGAAATGATAAAGCTCACCACGATCCTGCATCTGTAGGTCCCACATTCCACCCCTCACCTTTGCTTCCCACCAACTTTTGAATGCGTCACCTGAAATCTCGCCTTCCGGCGGTTGATCGATGACCACCCCTTCTCGCGGTATCCACGAAGACGAACCCATAGCAAAAGTTATGGGCGGGATAGATTTTTCGTGGTCAGTCTCCCCTCTAGGTGAATCGAGTGATCTATGAGCAGAGTATTTGTGTCGAAAGATTATAATCCGATGAAACGTCGGTGCATCGCGTTCAACCGCGAAACCGAAATTCAACATCAATCGCGATGTCAAAAATGCGTAGAGTTGCCCAATTCGGTTCAGATACGCTACCACATCATGGCGCATCTCGGCTGGAAGTGCGACTGGGGCGGTGACAGCGTATTCGTCTATACCATCTTGAATGCGGGAGTAATGGTATTCCAGCCCCTCCACCATGTCGGAAACTCCAGCAATCGTGAGGTATTGCGTTTCGAAAATCGGATGTGATCGCGCACGAGAAATTAGCGATTTCAAACGTAGCGAGACGGTACGTATCTCTTCCAACTCGTGCCCCGGAAAGGGATCGACAACCCGCCAGTTCTTAATGTTTTGTACCAT